ACTTGAGTCATTTTTGATTTATGATCATCAATATTAATTTTATTACTATTTTCATAATACTTAATTAATTCATTACATGTTTTTTTATTTATATTATCTTCGTAAATAAACATATTACTTAAAAGGTTGTCCTAAATGCCATACTACAAGACTATACCTTGTGCCTGATGTCACTGGTTTAACTCTATGCCACACAAAACTAGGAAATATAATAATAGAACCTTTTGGTAATATTTCTTTACATTGTATTCTGTGTTTTGATTCATCTCGCATGTGTGGATCATAATCTCTAAAATCAAATTCTAGTTCACCACCTTTATATTCTGATCCATCTGTTAACTGACAAGTCATGGATAATTTTCTAATTTTACCATGATCTGGTCCTTTTTTTTCATAAGGTTTATTCCAACTATCACAATGCCAATCATAATATTGATTTAACTTGTATTTTGTAAATTGACAAGATTCAGATCTGTCCCAATCAAAGTTCCAACCAGCATCTTTATTTGCTTCATGCACATACGGGTGTAATTCTTTATATATCCAAGTATCATTAAGCCATACTAAATCAGAATTTCTTTTTCTTTTTAAATCTAATACTTCTTGTTTGTTTAATTTTTTATCACCAAATCCACCTGTTCTAGCCATAACTTCTTTTTGTGAGTTAGCATATTCAATTACATCATCACAAAATCTAGGTGTTAATGCACTTTTAAAATACCAGTAATAATTAAATAAATTCATAAGTTATTGTTTGTATAAAATTCAAACTACTAGTTTGATTGTTAGTTAAATAATACATATTAGTAGATGGAAACATTATAAATTTATTATTCGTAAGTGATATATCCCAACTTCTACCCTTACGTCTGTTATCATCATAATGAATTCTAACAGAACAGTTATCAACTTTAACACCATATAGCAACGTAAAATCTGGTGAATTACGTAAATCCACAGGATCTATATTTAATAAAGGAATTGAAAGTTCTTGAGGTTTATAAGTGTTACCCCATGTTTGTTTATTAATTAAAGTAAAACCATATTCTACATTTATATGTTCTCTTAAATATGTGTTCAACATATCAAATGTTTTTGAAAATGGAAAAGGTGAGTCTGTTATTTGTGATTTTAGTATGTCCTCTGATAACTTTTCACGATCAATATCCCAATTTTTGGGCATTGTTATATCGCCGTAATATAATGATTGTTCAGATAATACTTTCTTTTGCATACCACATACCTTTGTAATTTATGCTAATGTGTCTGTCAAGTCCCAAGACTGGCCTGATTCATTCCAACTATAAATCCAATTGTGTGTGCCAGCTTCATTTTGTGAGGTTTGCTCTGCAGTTAGTGCAGGCTCGTCACCCACTGGTGATTTCCACTTTGCAGTTGCAGTATCTTTTACCCAAGATGCATATGGTTTTGGAGGCCAAAAGATATTATTATCTTCATCCCAAGTATAACCTATACCTGCGTAGTTTCCTCTAAACGCCTTTGAATTGTCACCAGAATTATGCTCATTACTTTTAGTATTATAAGATGTTTGAATCCACATTTGTGCAGGCCAATTATTGTGTAGTTCTAAATATTGTTGACCTACTTTTTCATCTTCAACACCATCAGCATTTTTCATTTTATCATTGTCCATCGTAAGAACAGCGATAACTTTTCCATTAACTCCTAATTTTGCAAAATGTGCCATAATGTTTCTCCTTATATATTAGTTTTAATTACTGTTCAACTACCCAATTTTATACCTTATTATTACTACGCCAGATCCACCAGTCCCACCAGCGTTAATTGGAGATGGACCAACATTAGGCGAAAAACCACCTCCGCCACCACCGCCTCTATTTGCAGTACCTGCACCAGAAGCACCACCAGCTGTGCCTGCACCGCCACCACCGCCTGTACCTCCTGATCCAACTGCAATATGAGAATAACCACTTCCTCCACCACCGCCTGAATATGCAACTGGGCTACCTGTTATGGATGTTGTGGCTCCTGCTCCGCCAGGTCCTCCTCCAGGGTCATAGCCGGCTGCACCATTAGTACCTGTCGCTGTAGCTCCACCACCACCGCCTGCTCCATAATTAGCAGAGGGCGTTCCACTTCCACCATTATTACCCTGTGGTGGGCTAACAGAAGGTGTATTTCCTGATCCTCCTGAACCACCAACTCCACCACCACCTGATCCTCCAGCTGGTGTTGGTGTTTGCCCAGCTCCCGCACCTTTACCACCTCCAGCAGCTGTTATCGTTGAAAAAATTGAATTTGAACCACTGCTAGCAGCACCAGAAGGAGTGGTTCCACCTGCTCCTCCAGCACCAACTGTAATGGGAAAACCTGTTGCTGTAACTGTTATCGATCCTGCTCCGTCTAATGGACTAGCTGTGTATGGGGTAACGGGAGATTTGTCTTCTCTAAATCCACCAGCGCCTCCTCCACCACCTCTATCTGATCCGCCTCCACCACCACCGCCTACTACTAAATATGAAACTTCATTATTAGCAGCTACACTTGAAAGACTAGCAACACAAAATGTTCCAGGACTTGTAAATGTATGTACTTTACAAGCACCACAATTTACTGTGCTTGTTGATCCACCAGTTGCTGATATAAATGCAAGACCTATTTCAGTATCTTCTGCGTTTTGAACATTTACCCAACCTTTTGTAGAATCTGTAAAAACAAAAGTAGCTGCCTGACCATTAACATCTAATGTTGCAGTTGCGTTAGTTCCACCAATTTTATCACTTCCATTAGGAGTTACTGAAAAAGGATATGTTGCAAAATTTCTTGCATAGTCAGCAAAAGCCACAATAGCCCCAGCGACACCTGCAGGTAAGTTTGCAGTAAGTGAACTTCCTGAATTTATAAAATATCCTTCACCATCTGCTGCAGTAAAAGTTGTTGTTTTAGGAGTTGTCTGCCAATTAACAGAACCCGATCTACCAAAACCAGATTGAGATGCGCCTGCTGCAAGAGTAACAGTATCACCACTAGCGCCAAGAGTAATTGTATTACTATTCTCGTTAATAATGTTTGCACCGCATTGGTTTTGTATATTATTTACTTTAATTGTACTTGTCATAATTATTGAAACCTATATCTTATCATAACGATTCCTGATCCTCCATCTTTTCCATCATTCACAGGTCCATTTGGAGAACTTTTGCCACCACCGCCACCACCACCAGTGTTTGCGATTCCAGCAACACTACATGGTCCACCTTTACCAGCACCACCTGCACCACCAGCACCACCAGTTGAAGGTGCACCACCGCCACCACCACCAGAAAAAAATCTTGCTGCACCAACAGGTCCAACTGTTCCAAATAGTCCAGCAGTAGGACCAATAAATGGATTTGCTATATAAGCGCCAACAGCGCCTGTTCCTCCCGTGCCTCCACCAGGTCTAGGCTCGACAGGGCCATTTGGACTACGAGCTGGGGGTTGTGGCCCAATCGCCCCTGCGCCACCTCCAGCACCACCTGCTGTATTTTCAGGAAAAGGTACCGGTGCAGGGTTTCCGTTAGCTCTTCCACCATTATTTCCTTGAGGTGGAGCTACAGGTGGAGTGTTACCTGTTCCTCCCACTCCTACATCAATACAAGGGTGTCCACCACTTCCTCCACCACCAGATCCACCAGGACCACCGTTTGGAGCTGCACAAGCACCTGGTGCTGCACCACCCCCACCACCTCCTGCTGAAGTTACTGTTGAAAAAACAGAAGAAGAGCCTTGATTGGAGCATAGGCCTGCAGCTCCACCTGCTCCGACTGTTATTGGAAAACCTGTTGCTGTCACTGTAATTTCTGTATTAGGACTTGCACCTGAATTATTTATTGGGTGATTATTACCAGGAGCAGTTGAAAAAAATCTCATACCACCACCTCCACCACCGCCTGTGCCATCTGCACCTTGAGGAGAATCAGCTCCTCCACCACCTCCACCCGCTACTACTAAATAATCTACCTTGTTAAGTGGTGCGCAGGCACTTACTGCTGAAACTGTAAAAGTTCCTGGGTTAGCAAAAACGTGAGTTTTAAAATTTCCACAAATATTAATAAAATCTCCTCCGGTTGCTGCTACAAATGATTGACCAGTAAAATTACTAGTTGAGTCATTAACATTTTTCCAACCCTCAGTATCATCTACATAAATTAGTGTTATTGATTGTCCCTCTGTAGTTAAATCTTTAGATGCATTAAAACCACCTATTTTTTGTGAACCATTAGGTGCAACTGTTAAAGCATTATTTTGAAAAGTATTTGTGTAGTCTACTACAGCTACAATACTACCTGCAGTTCCAGCGGGCAAATTCATTGTAAATGCACCACTTGAAGTATCAGCAAAAAATCCTTCTCCACTTACTGCTGTAAATGTAGTTGTTTTAATAGATCCAGTTTGCCAATTAACAGCACCTGTTGCTCCGAAACCATTTGCAGTCCCATTGTTTGTTATTGTTACACCACTTGGAATTGTAAATGTATCTCCACTATCTCCTAACGTAGTTGTACCACATGCTACTCTTGGACTAATTTTATTTACTTTTATTTCACTCATAATTTACCTATTGAAATTTATACCTTATCACAATTATTCCTGAACCACCATTACCACCACCACCGCTTGAGGATGATGAAGAATTTGAACCACTACCTCCACCTGCACCGCCACCAGTGTTTACGGTTCCAGGAGCTCCTGCGTATGGAGATCCTGTGCCAGCATTTCCAGCACCGCCTCCTCCAGAGCCAGCTGCACCTCCAGTGCCGCCTGGACCAATAACTGAACCACCACCGCCACCAGCATAACCTACTGGACTTGCTGTAATACATGTTGTTACCCCAGCACCACCAGCAGTTCCTACATTTGGATTTGGTGCATCTGTACCAGCACCTCCAGCTCCACCACCGCCTGATGCAGAATAATTTGTAGTATGAGGTCCAGGATGATCACCACCTTTATTACCTTGAGGTGGAGCAACTGGTGGGTCATTACCATTTCCTCCTGCTCCTGGTCCTGCTGAACCAACACCACTACCAGACCCACCTGGTGTACCTGATGGACCATAATCACTACCTTTTCCGCCACCAGCGGATGTTATTGTTGAAAAAATTGATGCACTACCACAAGTTCCATTATCACCACTGCCAGCAGCACTTCCAGATCCACCGGCACCTACTGTAATTGGAAAAGTCGTTGCTGTAACTGGAACACCAGTTGGTGATCTTAAAGGTGAACCTGTATAAGAGTCATTTAAACCTAACCCTTCCCTAAAACCTCCAGCACCCCCACCTGAGCCCCTTCCAGTACCTCCACCACCAGCTACAACTATATAAGAAACTGTATTTGATCCTACAGCGTTACCTGCACAAGAAACACAAAATGATCCTGGCCCTGTAAAAGTATGAATTTTGAAATCTCCTGATGTCGTTATTGTTCCACCTGTTGCTGCTACATATTTTTCTGTATTTGTAATTTCATTACTATTAACAGCTTGCCAACCTTTTGTTGCATCTCCAAATACTAATGTAACAGCTGCACCCTCTGCATCTACAGTTAAATCAAAAGTTTGACCCTCAATTTTATCAGATCCATTTGCAGCAATAGTTAAAGCATTAGTATCAAAATTTTGTGCATAATCTTTAAAAGCTACGATTGCTCCAACAGAACCTGCTGGTAAATTTGCAGTCACAGCATTGCTTGATGTATCTACAAAATAACCCTCACCATTTGAAGCAGTAAAACTAGCAGCTGTTTTAATTGATGTT